CCTACAAAAGTAGTTTCTGCATTTTCTAAATAGTTTTTAATGAGAGTTTGTAATTCAGTATATGTCATATCTTATGGGGTATTAGCCTGACCACCCATACCTGAGTGATTAGAACAATAGTAATAAAGTGTTGGTGCATTAGTTGCGACAACTATTCTTGTATAAGCTCCTGCATTTCCGGGAGTTCCAACAGTTGTCACTCCATCTGTATATTCACTTCCTCCTGCATGAGTTCCATTTGCAAGTGTTGAAAATCTTAATGGATGATTAGAGTTAGAAGCATGAGACTGGTCAAATGTATATGTCAATCCTTCAGATAAATTTAAGGTAGGATAAACAACTCCATCAATGTAAAATCTATTGCCTCCTCCATAAGAAGCTACAGTCACAGCAAATGTTTGACCCGCTAAAATATTTAAAGTTCCTACTTGACCTGTAGCTACTAAAGTTGTGACTGGATTTACAGTTGAATTACTAACTACATTTGCAGAACCTAATGTAGCTGTTGCAACATTAGAAGTTAAAGAAACATTAACTGCTACTGTGCCTGTACCTCCACCGCCTGAGTTAATCAAGCTATTAACTTTTACTTTTCCTAGCTCGCCTTTTAATACATTACCTGTGCTATTAAGAGGATTAAAACCATAGTAAGAAGCAAAATCTTTTCTATTTGTGTCTGGTCTAGGATTAAATAAACCTATTGCATCTGAAGTATTTACCTCTCCTAAACGAAACTGCGGATGGTCAGGGTCTAAACAAGATGTGCAAACTCTATTGCCAGTTCTCTTTTGGTCTTGAACCTCATACTTAAGTTCAGAAAGTTTATAAGAAAATCCACATCTATCGCAGATACCTAAAGCTTTTTTGCCTACTGCATATGCCATACTTAGTAGCTGTTCATATTTGGAACAAATTTGACTGAAGCTCTTTCTCTATCTGCTTCAGAAACTTCTTTCCATAATTCATCGTATCTTGCTTTAATCATAGGAACTCTAGCTTGAGATTGTTCGTTCTTACAAGCAATGTTAAATGCCAAAGCATAAGTTAAACATGGTAAGTATCTTGCTGGTACATCTGTAGTTAAACTAGCATTAGTTCCTGCATCTTCAATTTTTTTTATGTAGTCATATATCAAAGTATATGTTTGAGCAGAATCAGGTGTTGCCCATACTCCAATCTTTAGAGTCAAACCTTTATCTACATAGTATTGTGTAGGCTTAGACTGTAAAAGTTTTTTTGCTTGATGATTATATTCAGTTCTACTTATTCTTGTAAGCCTTTGGTCAAACTGGTTATCTTGGTCTCCAGCATCAGTTCTTAAAACAACATCGACTATTTCAAGTGCTGCAGCATCTGCATCATATAAATTAGCACCAGCAGTAAGAGTAATACTACCTTGCTCTACTTTCCAAAGATTTAATCCTTTGTTTTGCCATTCAAGAAATATTAAATCTAAAGCTCTTTTAGCTGTATTGTAATCTCCACCCGACCTTAAATCTAAACCACAGAGGTCAAATGCTTCCTGCATGATTTCAGTTATGTCTAAGTTAAATGTGTTAGTTCCGCTAGTCGCCATATCTAATTCTTATTACTGTTATGTCTCCTCGCTTTTCGTGGGTTATGATTTTTTGTTTTTTTTTACCAGACTTTTCAATCTGCTGTTGCATATTAGTTCTAGCTATTGTCATCTGTACCTCGCTGTTTTCTTTGCAATGTTCTTTGGCTGTTTTACAAACTGTTTACCTTTTTTTGTTCCTTTTCTTTTTGCTCTAGTTGTAGCTGCATATTCTGCAGAAGATAAAGCTTTTATAGCTTTTTCAGGTAAATAGCGTTCACCAGTTTTTCCTGATGGCTTACCTGACTTAGTTCTCCACTTTTGCTTAGTCCAATTTTTTAAAGACCTTTGCGATTTTTTTAAAGGCATTATGCTTTATGTTTATCTTGTATATCAAACTTAGCTACTAAGGTTGCACCTTTGTGTGCTTTAAACTTACCTTCATGTTTCATGAGATTATATCCACCGCCTTCTTTTTTCATCCAATGAAATCCATCAGGAGCTTTTACTCCTTTAGAAGATGAAGTCTTACCACCTGACTTCATAAATCCCATATTGTTTCTTACTTCTGTAGGAAGTTTAGATAATCCTTTGTTTCCTTCAGGAACTGGTCTTAGTTTTTTATTTGGCATTTTTACCTCTTTGTTTTCTTATTGATTCTTTTCCACGCTTGGCTATTTTAGCCTGTTCTGTTTTACCTTGTACTTTTGCTCTTTGCTCTAAGACTGTAAGTATTTGTATTTTACGAGCAAAAGGTTTGTTTATTTTTTTAACTTTAGATACAGTCTTTCTTGCATCTGCAGGAGTTGCATACTTAATACTAACTGTATCTTTAGGATTTTCATCAGTATAAAGCCTTCTACTAGAACCCTTTGGTTTTTTACCTGTTCCTACCTTTGGGTCTCTTTTTCTTTTCACTATTTATAACCACCGCCTTTTTCTTTATAGCGTTTAGCTAGCATTTGAGCTTTTCTCGCTGACCATTGACCCGGCTTACCGCCCTTGCTGCCAGCTTTAATTTGATTAAATAGTCTTTTTCGCATAGTAGGTTTTGTGTAATTACCTGCTTCATTGACTCTTGATTTAGATTTCTTTTGTCTACTCACCACTTGACCCTATCTGCCCAGTAAGCTGCTGACATCTTACCTTTTTTAATATTCTTACGATGACGAGCTTTGAAGGATTTTCGTTTTGCTTTCATTCTTGCAGACTCCCCAGCTTTTGGTTTACCTGCAGTCTTTGCACCTTTCTGTCCAAACCTAATGGTTTTTACTTTGCTACCTTCTTTAGCAACAACGATATGAGACTTCTTAGGATGATTAGGAGTACGCTTTGGTTTGTTATAACCAGACACTCCTGCTCTTTTTAAACGAGAGTCCTTCTTAGCTCCTGACATTATTTGCCTGTTTTACCACCACGAAACATTGCAGACATAGGTGCTTTCTTTTTCATAACACCTCCGCCCATGTATGTTTGATGTTTGTTTTTTTTAAGACTACCACCATGACCATAAGCCATGCCTTTTTTGTCTTTTTTCATAGTACCCGGCATAATTACCTCACTTCTTTTTTGTAGCAGCTTTCTTTTTAGCTGCGGGTTTTTTCTTAGTTGCTTTTTTCTTTGGTGCTTTGCCACCAACATATGCTTCATTTACATCAGGTGTTGAAGGGTCATCAGCCATATAGTGACCTTTAGCTGTTCTAGCTCTGACACCATTTAGTTCATCTGCTTTTCTTTGAGCATCTTCTAAATCAGGGTCAGGTCCGAATACAACTTCATAGATACCTTCTTCATTTGCTTGTAAAACAAAGTATTGTTGTGGAAAACCACTTGTAGAAATAATTGCTTTCTTAGTTGCCATAATAACTCCTTAAGAATATATTTTTGTCATTTCAAGAGTTATAGAGTAGGTATCCCCACTACTAGCACCCTTGGTTGTAAAGAGAATGTCGCCATTCTTTCCACTACCTGCATTATTCGGTATTCCTCCAAAGTCTTTAAAATCCATATGTCCATTACTACTTTCAGCTAGCTCTGCTACTAAAACATTAGTAGAAGCATTAAAAAATAATTGAACAGACATACCAACGATGGCATGACTTATTCTAAGTATTCTTACCTCAGAACAAGAGCGACCTGCATTGTCTGTACCTAAAGCAGAAACATCTACTTTAGCAACTGCAGATTCACCTGTGCCATCGCTGACATTGGTAAACTTCATAACACAGTTTCTTTCGCCATCTACTATAGTTTGGCTTGTGACTGCATCTGCCATAATTTACCTTTAACTTAAGTTGTTGTTTTGGATATATAAGACTGTTGCTGTAGCTGCACCTGTTGTGCCATCTCCATTCGCTCCAGAAAAGTCTGCTAAGACTTGGATGTCAGTAGAACCTACATCGGTAGCTTCAGTATCTAAAGTACCTCTAGTAGTTGCTAAAGCTTTTACATTTTGTGCATCAATAAAAGCATTTGCATCTGCAGATGTACCAATAGAAACAGTAGCTGCACCACCATCATTGCTGACAGTAGTCACATTTAATATGACATCTATGATTTGTGAATTAGCTGGAATAGTAGCCACTACTTGGTCAGCAGCAGAAGCACCAATAATATCTAAGACTGCAGATTGTGCCATGACGACAGAACCTACATTAGATATATCAGTACCAACAGTAGTTCCAGTTGTGTCTTTGATTGAACCAGCTTTGACTGGTCCTGAGAATGTTGTTGTTCCCATTATTCCCTCCTTAAAGGAAAAACTCTATCATCTTGGGTTGTCTGCTAGGTCAGTTGATAGAGAAGTTAATTAAATCCTAGATACAGAAAAAGGGG